TGTTCCGCTTTTCATAAAGGAAGACTAAAGTTTGTGTACGATCCAGTATTTTTAAACTCGAATGAGTATAATACGAATTATATTGAGATTGTTGACATTGCAGACACTCAAGATTTTACAATTGAGATTGGCAACGGACAACAAACAACATTGTTAGAGCATGCTTTGCCAGGTGAAGATCAAGTTTCACAACAGCATGGCACTCAATCTTTAGTATATCGACCTTACGGTAATGGAGTTGTTGGGGTATTTATTGTCAATGAATTGACTACACCTAACAGCACTGTAACTAATGACATTGATATTAATGTCTTCATATCTGCGGGAGATGACTTTGAAGTTTTCGTCCCTGATGATCACTTTCAGAAATTTGTTCTTAAACCACAAACGGCAAATAGCTCGACTTTGAATGAGCGTGCGATTGAGCCGCAGAGTGGGAATGAAATTGTTCCTGATTCGCAGGATACTCAGGAGCCTTCAGCTCCTGAGCATTCAATGAGTGATAATCTCGGGCCAGGTATACAAGATACACAGCACCTTAACAAAGTTTTTACTGGCGAATCCATAATGTCTTTTCGTACTTTACTTAAACGATATAATTTATGGCGACGAGAAAAGACGAATGTTGGAACTTCACCTAACTGCACAAATATAAAAGTGACAAAATGTATGTATCCATTTTACCGAGGAAAAGTTAGTGGTGCAGTGGATCAGGGTGTTGCTTCAGCATATAATTATGTGAATACCGTTTTGTTGCATTGGGTCACAGTTGCTTTTTCTGGGTGGAGAGGTAGCATTAGGTATAAGTTGATGTTCGACAAGTGTTACCAGAATTCAACAGTTAATGTTGATTCTCGCGTGTATATAACCCGTGAACCGGTTTTTCCGTTTGGACAACCTACTTATAGTCGAGTTTTATCTAACAATGCTTTTACCTTTTCAGATGAAGCAGCTAGTGTAAAAGTCATTGCGGGTATGACTAAAGCTACTGGTACTAAAGGAATGTTGTACGCGACAGATAAAATAAATCCTGTGGTAGAGTTTGAAGTTCCATATTATTCTCAATATCGCTTTACACCAGGTAAATTAATAGATTATACTGAAGATGATACTTTCACTCCAAATTGGTCCATGGAAGCTGATGTGTTTTCCACAGGCTCGTCAGTTGTGGATTATCATGTCGCAGCAGGTGAAGATTTTCAAGTATATTTCTTCACTGGATTACCCCGTATGTATTATGAGGAAACACCAAATAATCCATAGTCTATACCGACTTTAAAGGTAAAAATAAAATAAAATTGTTCTCTGTAGCCGAGAACGGCGTTTGCATTGCATGCGACCTGGCTGACCGCCGAATAAAATATGTTAACCCTAAGTAGGTAGCATTTGATTCGGCGTCAGCCGATGATTATGTCCTGTAGTTTTGCTATAGGTCCTAATAAGGGAGTTACAAATTTTAATAGCGG